AGCGATCACCTCGTCGTACTTTCCTTCGCCTACGCGGAGGATAGTCCCTCCAGGAGTCCGCGGGACGTATCCGCCGGAGGCCCGCCCGCCGATCTTCTGGGAGGCGTGGTGGGCCGGCGGCCGGCCGGTCCCGCCGCCGCCACGTTGGCTATTCATGATGCGCCGCTGTTGCTGTTCTAGGCTGAGGGCCGACGCGGAGTTGGCGGTATTGATCCCGTTCACAAGATCCTGCGCCATCAACTTTGCGACCCGCGCTGCCGCCGCCGGGAGCTTGTTGAGTTGTGCCATGATCGCTGCTACGGCACCCGCCGCCGCCCGCTGGCCGGCGGGGATGACCGCCTGGAGCGCCCGTTCCCACTGTGCGGCGGTCGCGCCTCCGCTCTTGCGGGCCACCGCAATCATGTTCTGGAAGGCACGTTGGGCTGGCGTCAGGTCAGGAGGCTTCGGGGTTGCGAAGCGAGCTCCGGAGGCCGTGAGCATGTTCTTGATGTATTTCTCCCCGAGCCCCGTGACGCGGTGGATCCGCTGGACGAGCGAGTCGAGGTCCCGGGCTCCCATCGTCTTGACGTCCCCGAAGTCGATGTGCATCTTGGCGAGCTTCTTGAGGCCCGCCAGCTTGTCCCCGATATCGGCTATCTCCTGCGCGGTATTGGCCGTGCTCATTTCGAGCGTCAACTTCTGGCGGAGGGGCTCCAGGACCGCCCGCTGTGCGCGTTGCTGCTGGTACGGGACTCGCGGAGAGTTCTGCTGCTCATTGAGGTGCCGGGAGGCCCGCGTCCCGTGGGTCATCTCTAGCTGCTTCCCGTACACCTTGTCGCTCCGGGCCATCGCTGCGCCCGCGATCTTGATGTAGGCGATAGACCCGATAACCGCCAGGGCCGCGGCGGTAGCCGCGACGACCAGGCCGGCACTCGCGCCGCCGGCCGCGGCAGCCGTACTCCCGGCCCCTACTCCGCCGGCCTCCAAGGAAGTCGCTACGGACTTCTCGCCACTCTTGATGACCGTCGAGCCGGCCCCTGATGATCCCACTTGGAAGACCCGGGTCGCTTGCGTACCGACGCCGGCCACGGTCCTACTCTCTCCGCCCGTCACTGTGGCCGCGTTCAGCGCCTCCTGGGCAGTCGCGGATCCCGAGATCATCTTCGCTATGGCCCCCCACATCTTGAGGATCGCGGAGACTCCCGTGGACATCTTCCCGATCAGTACCAGGACGGGTCCGATGGCCGCGGCGATCACGGCGAAGGTGGCGACCATCTTCTTCTGCCCGCTTGAGAGTCCCGCAAGCCAGTCGACGAACTTCTTGAGCATCCCGGCGACCTTGAGAGCCGCAGGGAGGAGCATCGTCCCAAACTCGACGCCGAGCTTCGCCAGGTTCGACTTGAGCATCGCGAACTGCGCCCCGGCGGTCTTGGCCTGCGCCGCGGTGGCCGCTTGGAACTTCCCGGAGGTAGCGTTCGAGATGACTTGATCCTGTACCTTTTTGTAGTCCTTGAGGTTGCCCAGCAGCGTCAGGATCGCTTGAGAGGACTTCGCCCCGAACATCCCCTGGAGGGCCGCGGTCTGCTTCGTCAGGCTGAGGCCCTGGAGGTGCTTCTGGAGTACCGCGAAGGCCGCGGGGAGTCCGCCCTTGCGCATCGCGTTGGCGAGGTCGTAAACACCAATCCCGAGCTTCGCCATGATCTTCTGCGCGGCGGAGGTAGGAGCAGCCATCCCCGAGAGGGCCATCTTGATAGCGGTCGCGCCGCGTACCGCGGGGATCCCGCGGGCGGTCATCGTCGCCAGGGCGGAGCCGACGTCAATCAGGCTGATGCCGTACTGCTTTGCCGTGACCAGGAAGCCGGTCCCTATCGCGGAGGTCAGGTCGTCCATCCGGAGGTTGCCGGCCCCGATGGTGGCGTTGATCGTCGCCGCCGCCTGGTTGAAGTCCTGCGCCCCTTGGATCCCGGACTTGTATGCGCCGGCTACCGCGTTCGTGGTCGATTCGAGATCCGCCTGGCCTACGGACGCGAGATGCTCCGCCGCCGTCAGGGCCTTCATCGCCGCCACGTTGCCCATGCCGACCGACTTGAGGTGGTAGAGGGAGTCCGCGAGTTGCTGGGGCGAGTGCTGGACGTCCTTCATCTTGAGCACGGCGTCCGTCAGATACTTGACGTCCTTCGCGGACCCGCCGGCCTGCGTCTGGATGAGCGTCATCGAGTCGTCGAACTTGGTCGCCATGTAGACCGAGGCCGCGCCGGCCGCCAGGACCGGGAGCGTGACCCCGGTCATCATCTTGCTGCCGATGGCGGAGGTATTCTTCCCGAACCGCGTGAGCTTCCCCTCCGCGGCCGCGAGCTTGGCGTTGTACTCCGTGTCGTTGAGCCTCAGATAGGCGACCAGTTCACCGACTGTCAGGGCCATCGCCTACTCCTTCGCCTTCGGAAGGACGGCAGTAGCGAGCCGGGACTCGATGTGTAGGAGCCCATCCAGACGGACGCGGAACCAGCGCCAGTCACGGCTCTGGAGGAGGCCCGGCTCGCTGAGATCTATGCCGTAGTGCTCGTGCATATCCGCCTCGATCAGCTTCCAGAATCCGAGGAGGTCTGCGTAGCGGATGCCGCCTTCGTAGCCGGCTTCGTCTGGCGGCCGGTCGATCCAGCGTGGGAGCCCCGGGCCTTGGGCGTCGCCTGAGGCGTCGCTGGAGCCGGGGCCGGTGATTCCCCCGCGTGGTCTTCCCAGACGCGCTCAGCGACCTCCAGCGAGCCTGTGGCGTGGTAGGCCATCAGGGTGTCGAACACGGCGGAGATATGAGCAGTAGTGAGACCGTCCGCGATCATCTCCGCCTTTACGCCGCCGAACATCTCGGCTTCCAGCGTATCGGCGTCCTCCCCGATGAGAAGCAGTTCATCCGGGTCTGCGTCCCCGCCCTCCCCCTGGAGCCGCGTCAGAGCGGTGAAACGCTCCAGGCGTAGCCCGGAGGCGGCGCTGATTGCGCCCGGGAAGTGGTAGACCTTGCCCCGTATGGGCAGGTCGATGGGCTGGACGACCAGAAAGTCATCCAGGTCTCGGAAGGCCATCCCTCCTCCTCAGGATCAGGAGTACGTGAAGGTGGCCATCGTGACGCTCGCGCCCGCCGAGCTCGTCACCTTGACCGAGATCCCGCCGGCAGCGTGAGCAGGAGCGACGGCATAGATCACGTTGTCGCTCTCGACGATCCACGAAGCCGCCGCGGTCGTGTCGAACTTGACGCCCGTGGAGGCCACGACGTCATCCACTCCGGCCTTCATAAAGCCGGTGCCGACGATCCTGACCAGCGTTCCGCCGACCGCCGCGCCGCCGGAGGGCGAGAGGGCCGTGGTGGTCGGCACAACCTGCGCTCCGTCCGGGTGCGTGATCGGGGTCCGGGCACCGCGCCCGTCTAGGGTCAGCGTGACGGTATCGAGGGCGTCCATCGAGCCGCCATTCTCGCCCCATGAGGCGACGACATAGCCGCGGTATGCCTCCGCCTTCGGGCCACCGCTCGTGACCTCGTAGAAGCGGATGTCAAGCACGTTCCCGAGGCCGATCTGGGCCGCCGCTGCGCGGATAGCTTCCTGGCCGTCATCATAGCTGGCGGAGTCCGAGGCTTTGACCTTACGGGCCAGATTGAGGTCCACGCCCCACTCGTAGGCCGTGGCGACCTTGCTCTTGGCTCCCGCGCCGTCGAAGTCGCTGTCTTCCTGGAGCGTCGGGGCGAAGGAGGGCTTGAAGTCGGTGATCCCGGCGACCGGCGTCCACACGGGAGCCGCGTACGTGCCGGTGTTGAGGTCGCAGTACCACTTGCGGTTGAGGGTTTCCCCTCCGAGGGCCACGCGAGGAACTGAGCTCATTTCGTTCTCCTTCGTCTGACGCGGTTAGCGGGCATGGTGTAGGGGAAGGTCATCCACGGTTCGTGCCAGGTCTCCAGCACGTCGCGTAGTAGTTGGAGGACAGCATCCATCGCTTCGCGTCGTCCTGGCCGAGCGAGGACGGGCCGGAGTGGCGGTGGATATCGACCACATAGATCCCGGTCGAGAGGGTCCAGGACGTCTTGCCGTGCAGGATGCTGAAGATGGAATCATTGAGGTCGTCTACGGGCCGCGGGTCGGCGCCGCCCCAGCGGCAGCGGATCTGCACGCCGAGCACGGAGTCGGAGAGGCTCGGCGAGTCGGAGACGCCGTAGCCGGTGAGCGTGATGATGCGGTCCGGCGCCTGCGGGATGTTCCCGAGCACGATGCCGGTATCGAGCACGCCGTAGGTGCCGCTCGCGTTCCAGGTCGCGCCGATGCCGCCCGCCGCGAGATAGACGGCGATGCCGGTAAGGAGGTTGGTCGAGAAGCCGCTCACGTCACCAGCCAGTCCACTCCGCGACGGTGAAGACGCCGGCACTGGTGTCGGTCTTCGCGTAGAAGGGCGCGCTACAGGGCCAGTCGATCGGCAGGCCCACGGGTCCGGCGGTCATGTAGGCGCCGAGGTCGGTGACTGCGAGGTGCGCGAGCCATGCCGTCGCCAGCAGGTTCATCTCGGTCTTGGCGGTCGTCATGTCGGTGCAGGTCGTGGCAGCAGCGACGACCAGCGCCAGGTTGACGGCGTCGGTCATGCCGCCGTGGACGGCGGTATCGGCCATGTGCGCGGCCAGCGCCGTGGCGATCGCGTTCGTGAGGGCGACCGTCTTCGGCGTGTCGTCCGCGTCCGCAGTCGCGATGGTGTTCGTGCCGGCGGCGACGTGGTAGGCCGTCGCCGCGATGTGCGTATTGAAGTCAGCCTTGATCTCGTTCACCAGCGCGTAGGCGTTGGCGTCGGTGATCGCTGGATTCGTCGCGGCGATGCCGTTGGCGTCGGCGATCTTGTGGACGATGGTGGCGGCCCAGACGAGGGACTGCGTGATCACGCGCGGGCGCAGCAGCGTCTTGAGCGTATTGGTGCTCGGCGTGACCTTCGCGTATGAGGTCGTGACCGGACTGACGACCGTGACCGTGGGCGCGCTTGGGAAGGGTACCGGTCCGCGGATGAACCGCGCTTCAGGATGGGCCATATCAGGCTCCTAGACTCTTGGCGATCTCGGCGGCGATGATTGCGCGCGAGGTCTCGACGGATTCGTTGAAGGGCGTCTCCAAATATTTGCTTTGACGCCCGCGCTGGTGCTGGTAGTCCATCTCCTCGTGCTGCCGCACGGCGTAGGGGGTGTCATAGGAGATGGCGGCGACGAGTTGCGCCTCGTCCTCGCTGACGGTGCCCGAGCGCATCAACGTGCCCTCATTGAGCGGCACGATGCGCGTCGCCATCTCGAGGATGTTCTCAGCGGCGAGGTGGAGACCCTTGGCGGCTGCGACGCGCTCGCGCTCCGTGACGATGGCTCCGTGCCATTCGGTCTTGACGGTCATGGTCATGCGACCACGACCTTGAGCAGCACCGGGTAGCCGCGGTACATCTGCGCGTTCATGCTGAGTACGTGGCTCGGGCGCCCGGCGACCGTGACCAGAGAGTCGGGGCCGAAGTAGTCGGCATCGGCGGGATGCACGATGACGGTCGCTGCGGAGAGTGCCTCTTCGCCGTTGGCGTTGCGCACCAGCCGCCGCGTGCTGTCGAGTTCGCAGGACACCTGGACGGCCTCGCCATAGACGGGGCCGTAGGCGCCTTCGCCGAGATAGGACTGCACGGAGACGGTCTCTTTGAGGATGCTCCTGCGGACCTTCACAGGCTGACCGGCTCCCGGCGATAGAGGCCGGCGTTGCGCAGGATCCGGGATGCCCGTGGGGCGAGTACGTAGACGTCGGCCGGCGTCGCCTTCACGGTCCCGAACGAGATGTCCTTCACCGGGCCCAGTACGTCGTCCTCTTCGTCACCGGCGCTCCAGAACTCGACCTGGGCACAGGTGGCGTCGCGGAAAGCCGCGATGTGGTCGGCGTTGGTCGGCAGGCCCTTGGAGTCGACCGGGAACCACGCCGTCCGCAGGTTGTCGTCGATGACCTCGCTCGCCCTCTCAAGCAGGCGAGCGAGGTCATCCGGCGGCGTGCCCCCAGCGAAGACCTCGTACTCAGTGCTGGTGGCATAGGCCATGGCTCAGCCCTTCTTCTTCGCGACGGTCTTGGGAGCCGGAGCCGCGACGGGTTCCGGCGTAGCCTCAGGCGGCGCGGGGATGCGCGACCAGTTGGCCTTGTTCTCGAGGTAGAAGTCGTCCTCTTCGAGCGTCTTCACCTCGACCTTCTCGCCGCTCAGCACGTTCTGGTAGAAGCGACTCATCGTCAGACGGTCGCCGCGTTGACCTTGCCGCGGTCGATGACCATGATCTGGCCCGCGGCGCTGGCCGGGAACTCGATGCGCAGCGTGCCGTTCGCCTGCAGGAAGCGCGCCGACTCCAGACGCGGCAGGATGCCGCGGCCGGAGGTGTTCGCGAGTGTAGTCAGCGTGAGGTCGCCGATGCCGGAGCTGAGTTCGCCCGAACCGGCCGCGCTGGAGCCCGCCTTGACCACCGGGACGATTGCCCCGGCGTAGGTGTTGGTGATCTCGATGACGAGATCCTCGAGGTGCCCGACGGGCGTGATCACGGCCGTCTGCGAGGCGACGATCGCCGTACCCACGGCGGCGCTCATCGTGGTGAAGTCCTTGGTGCTGTAGGTGAGGCTGGTGACTGCGAAATCCGTCATGTTCTCGTGCTCCTTCGCTCAGCTGGTGGTCAGCGTGGTCGGCTCGGCTCAGGTCTTCGAGCAGAGGGTCATCGTGATGCCGGTCGGACGGATGACCTTGGCGCCGTAGACGTGCAGGCCCTTGAGCGCGTCGCTGAACGCGGTCTGCGGACGCAGCGCCTCGACCTGGTCGATCTGGTTGGCGAACGTCACGGCGCTGGGGTGACCGCTGTAGACGTACCAGTCGTCGCCCGTGCTGAGCGCGTAGGTGCCGACGAGGATGTCGAAGCCGATCGCGCGGCCGACGACGCCGTTCTCGAGCCGGTTGCCGCTGGAGAGTGCGTCGTAGGTCATGTAGTTCGTGTCCAGCATGAGGAGGCTGTTGAACCACGACGGCACGATGGTGTAGCGCTCCTGCTGCGGGATGTGCGCGTCGTCGAGGTCCTGCTTGTGCTGCACGAGCCGCGCCCAAGCGAGGGCCGAGGTCGTGACCGACACGGCGCCGTGCTTGTAGGACGAAGCGACGTCGGCTTCCATGATCGTCTGCACGTAGGAGTCCGCGTCCTCGGCGAGACCGGCGCCGGCCTGACGGGCGGCCTCGGTCATGAGGGCGCCGCCGTTGATGCTCTGCGCCTTGGCGATGTCGCCGACCTGGAAGGCGAACGACTTGATCTGGTCGCAGTACAGGGTGCGCTGGGCATCGGTCAGCGACTCGAAGGTGAGGGTCGTGGAGCCCTCGACGAAGGCTGCGATGGTCGGCCGGCCGACGGACGTGATGCGCACGCTCTTGGCGCCTGCGACGTCGCCCTCGTAGTTGCGGTTGCAGACGCTGGTGGACGAGAAGTTGTTGACCTGGTTGAACGCCTGGAGCAGCTCCGCCGCCCAGACTTCCCTTTGGAAGTTGGTTATTGCCATGTTCCACACTCCTGAGTGGTATAATGATTGCGATACTTCTCCCCATCATGGAGGCACGCATGAATACGAAGGAGACCGATCTGGCTTGGCTGGCCGGGTTCATCGACGGTGAAGGCTGTTTCCACTTCCGTCGGAACTCCGGCACGAGGAACTACTACTATCCGGTGGTCCGAGTGGCGAACACTGACGTGCCCACGCTGGACGTGGTTCTGGGCATCTTGGACCGCACGGGCCTCGCCCATCAGAAGCCGACGTGGCGCTACCCGGATAACGGCAACCTTCCGTCCTGGGACGTCGCCGTAGCGGGGTCGAAGAAGATCACACAGTGGCTCACTGCGCTCATCCCCTACCTGCACACCAAACGCGGCCAGGCAGAAGACATGCTGCGCTTCCTGCAGCTTCGAGCTGCGGACACTTCGCAGCGGGACTACTCCGACGAGGAGTACGAGATCATGCGCCGCATCAGCAAGCGCATGGTGATCCTCCCGAGGCAGGAACTCCGCGAGCGCCCGACGCACTGCGCCAACGGGCACCTCTTCACAGACGAGAGCACCTACCTGTGGAACGGTAGGAAGGGGTTCCGGGCCTGCCGTATCTGCCGGAACGCCGCCGCCGCGAGAGCACGCGAACGCCGGTTGCATCCTGCAGACGGATGACGCCTTGTGTGTGATGGCTGCTCCTCTGTCTCGATACTTGGGTTCCGAGACGAGAAGCGCCTGGCTTCACGTCGACCGCGGCGCCGGGCCGCGGGTCATGCGGGTCTGCGTCTTAGCTTGCGTCTCCGGCCAGTAGCGTGGCCAGCTTTCCTTCGTCCTTGGCCTTGACGATGAGGTCGTGGCGCCCCTTAGTCGCCATCTCATGCACCCATTCGGCGCTGTATTCGGCGACTGGCGTCTGCCCGCCGCCGACGGGGCCGCCGGAGCGTTCCGGGGCCACGGCACTGGTGCGGAAGTTCGGGTTTGCATCGACGGCCGTCTTGATGGCCAGCTCCACCTGCGCCGAGAAGTCGGGAGCCGCCGGGTCGATCGCGTCGACGGCGTTGCGGAACGAGAGTGAGTCAGTGAGCGCGTCGGCGTTGGCTCCAGCCTTGCCCGCAAGGCGGATGATGGCGTTCTCGCGCTGCATGGACTGCACCTGCGCGATCGCCGCGTCGCGTTGCTCGGCTGCCTTCTGGGCCGCCGCTACGGGATCGTCGTCTGCGATGATGCCGGCTGCCTTGAGCACGGCCTCGAGCTTCGTCTGCGAATCCTTGGCCTTGATGCGGTAGCCTGCCGCCTCTTCACGAAGCGCCTTGCGCTGCGCCTCCCACTCGGGCGGCGTGGCATCGGTGGGCGCTGCGGGAGTCTCCACGGACGCCGCCGCGGGCGGACCTGCCGCCGGGGGCACTGTGGTCTCTGCTGGCATGGCTGGCGTCTCGACTTCTGGCATCCTCAGAACCTCCGGGGCTCCATGAGCGGGTGCGCTCCGGGCGCGACCCTTCTACTAAAGCGGCAGATGTACTCCCCTGCCGTCATATGGAGCGCCCCGCCGCCTTCGTGATCTGTTCCCGCGCCCGCTGGCGGACGGCGTTCGTCGAGTCGACGTGCTCGCGGATGCGTGCCTGCGCCGCCAGCACGTCGGAGTGCGCCGCCGCCTTGGCCTCGGGAGTCAGTGCCACGACCTCTTCACGCTTGGCGGCGCGCACGTCGCGCTCGTAGCGGCGCAGGGTCTGATTGTCACGATAGTCCTGCGCCTGCTGCGCTACCTCTTCCTCGGTCTTGGCCTCGTAGGGCTGCGTGATGCCTTCCTGATAGGCGCTCACGGTATGCAGGCAGCCGGGGTGCATGAGGCCGTCGGCGAGGGCATCGTCCAGCGAGGGGTATTCGTCCGAGTTGCCGTCGAGGCTCACGATCTCGCCTTCCCATGGCTCGCACTCGGGACACGGTGAGCCGTCCTCGGAGATGATGCCGAGGTCGACGCCGTTCTCAGTCAGGGTATCGATGTGCCCCTCGACAGCGGCGTTCATCGTGCCGGCGCGCACGGCCATCTCGGCGTAGGAGTCGAGGCTCCAGGCGCGGTTCGCTGCGTCGATGAACCCGGTCACGCCAGACGAGGCGAAGTCGTCGAGCACGCCTTGCGTCGCCTGGATGCGGTTCTGCACGCCGAGCGTGACGTTCATCACGCCTCTCGTGGTCGCCGCAGCACGCGCCTCCTCACCAGCGGCCACGGCCTTGCGGTATGCCTCCGTGGTGGACACGAGGATGCGCTGTCCCGTGGCATCGAGGTAGCCCGTGGTCGCCTGCGTGAGCTTGTCCACGGCGCGCATCTGGGCCAGTGGTTCGACCGGGTGCGTGCCGACCGTGCCCATCTTCTTCATGTCGGCCACGGCAGCGAGCCCGCCGCGGTCGTATGCGCGAGTGAGCGCCGTGTGCACGCCCGTCGCGGCCTCGCGTTGCAGGTCGGCGATGAGTTGCCGCATCTGCACCTCGTAGTCGCGCATTTGAGCGGCTTTGAGTTCGGCCCAGTGAGATTGGTGGATGTCGGCGCCGATGGTGCGCGCCAAGTGCTCGAGCATCTTCGTTTGGGCGTCGGCGAAGTAATCGGCGACCTGCCGCGCGAGTTGCTCGGCGGTGCGGCGGCTAACGGGCACTTACTTCCCCTGCTGCTGCGCGACCATCTCCGGCGGCAGCGGCTTGCCGTTGCCGCTCGGCGGCGTTGCCTCGGGCGGCGTCGCCAGCGTGGCCAGCGGCGGCAGCATCGGCACGCTCACGCCGCTCTGGTCCTGAATCAGCGCCACCTCTTCGTCGATGGCTGCCTCGTCCCACTCCGGATGCTGCATCGCGACCAGCGTCTTGGTGCTGGCGGCCTTGGCGAGCGCCAGCTGGTTGGCCGTCTGCGCCAGTGCGAGCGGGTCGCTTTCCGCCTCTTCCGCCCACTTGATGTCGACGTCGCCCACGGCGCCGGTGCCGAACACGAGGGCGTCGAGTTCGAGCCAAGTATCCAGCAGCGGCTCCAGCGCCTGCGTCCAGTAGCGAGACTTCTTCGTGCGTGTGCGCTCGCTCTGCCGCTCACGGGAGACGACCTCGGTGGCGGTCAGGGTGCGCGGCTGGTCAACGCCCGCGCCGAAGGTCCCGGGCGAGTAGCCGGCGCTGCGCAGGACCTGGTCGACGATCTGCGCCGCCGTGGTCATGTGCTCGGTGACGCGAATCGCGAACTGCATGATGGTGATGTCCTGAGCCGTCTCGCGGTTCTGCATGATGTTGAGGCCGACGTACGCCTCCTGGTCCTCGTCGAACGCGGAGCCCATGCCCTTGCCGAGATTGACGAGCATGTCTTCGGGGACGATGATGCGCGCCTTGGCGAGGCGCAGATCGCGCATCCACGAGGTATAGGTCTCGTCGAGCGCGTCCATCAGCTGCTCGACGCCGTCGTAGTCGCTCCTGCCGAGGTCGGCGAGCCCCTCGACCTTGCGCCAGCGCCTCTGCGGGCGCATGTTGGCGACGTAGGCGGCGGTCAACCCCTCGACGCCCGTCGGGATCGCGCCCTCGGCGTCCACGAGTCCTACGTACGGCATCGTCGCGGGATGGTCGGCGAGCGCCACCTGCTTGCCCAGGGTCTTGGCGTCGCCCTCGTAGAGGCCATGCAGGATGGCGCCCTTCTCGTGGCGCTCGAGGTGGCGGAAGATGTGATCCTTGTCGTCGGGGTCGGCGTACTCGGTGAAGAAGGTCACGGCCGTGAGCCGTCCCCACTGCCACTCGCCGAAGGCGGCGTCAGCGCTCACGGCGTCGATGAGCACGCTGCCTGCCACGTCCTTGTCCCATACGAGGCGCAGCCACGCACCCCCCAGCGCCGCGGCGAGCTCGGCGGCTTCGATAAGTTCGCTGTGGAAGGTGCCGTCGTTGAGCAGCTCGTCCACGCGGTCCTTGGCCTGCTTGTTGCTCTCGTCAGTGTCGCAGATGAACTGCGGCGGCTCGGCGAAAAGCAAATCTGCGGACGCACATGCTATGTCCGCAGCGAGTGGTACATGCAACCCGGCTTTGCGATTCCCAGAGAGATTCGGGCGTGCCCAAAAGTACCTCGCAACACGGTTGATAAGCCCGCCTTGCTGCAGGGTGCCCGACTTGGCGTTCTCGTAGCGGTAGAAGTCGCTGTGCTGGCCGAAACTCGGATCTACAGTCCCGTAGGCGGCCTTCAATTGTTCCGGGTCCCCTATGTACCAGGCCGACCAAAGCGACTGTTGCAGGAGGGCGACTCCGTGCGGCGGAGGCGGCCATGCACCGCCCTGTGGAAGACTCATCAGTGCATCCTTTCGGTGGACTCATGGAGCAACTTGGCGCGACGCTTGACCCATCCGGCTTTGACTGCAGCAGAGTGCTTGGCGCGGTAGTCCGGGTCGGCCCATATCCTCTTCTTGGCGGAAGCCTGCTTGGCTTGGTACTGAGGATCGGCGCAACGCTTCTTCGCAGCAGCCGACATGCGGGCCTTGGCCTCTGGGTTCTCCCAGCCTCTTCTCAGCGCCGCACAGAGACGAGCGCGTGAATCTGAGTCCGCCCATTGAGCCTTGGCGGTCGCAGAATCCTTGGCCCTCGTCGCCGGGTCACTCTGTTGAGGCGCTTCCAGCATACGCCCTTGCGCGGACATCATGCCGCCTCTTCATCGGTATCGGCAGGCAGAGTGAGTGGCACGAGGCTGCGCCACCTGCTCTGCGTCGTGAGAACGGCGTAGCGGAGCGCGTCACAGAAATGGTCGTTCTGCTTGACCGGCTTGTCCTCGCCTTTCGCCGTCGCCTTTGCGTCCCAAGCGTAGGAGGGCATCTCACCGAGCAGGCGCGTGCATGCAGACGAGACCACGAGACGGTCCACGGCCAGCAGCGACGCCACCGTGCGGATGCCGTCGATGACAGCGTTCTCGGCCAGGATGACGCCGGGCACGCCGTCGGCCCACAGTTGCTTGTGGAAACTGGCAGCGCTGGGGTCGATGATGACGCGCTCCGGCTGGCGACCGGCGATCCACTTGCGATAGTCGAGGGAGAGGCCGGCATCGGTGAGGCTCGGCGGTCCCCACTCGTCTGCGACCACGAGTCGCGCCCGCGGCTCGTCGGAGATGCCAAGTAGCAGCCCTGCGGTCGGAGCCGTCGTTCCGTAGTCCACACCGACTGCGAGCAGGCGGATGAGCGGCGGCACGCGATCGGGCGCGACGACATGCCGGCTTGGCTCCCACATCTCGTAGACCGCCCCCTCGGCGACCGCCCACTCGCCGTCAATCATGCGCCGCGCCCAGAGTCCCGTGATCTCGCGGCGCAAGTTAGCGACGAACTCCTCCGGCAGGTGCGGGTTATCGGTGAGCCGGAACTGGAAGCGCGCCAGGTCAAGGTCAGCGGCGCGCAGCAGGTAGTTGACGTTCAGCCAGTGCATCGGCCCATCGGGGTTCGTCGTCGCCAGCAGGCGCGCGCCTTCGAGGCTCAGGCGGCTAAGCAGCATCCTGAAGAACGACTCGGGCACTGTCGATAGTTCGTCGCAGTAGGCGCCGATCAGCGTGAGGCCGCGGATCTTCTCCTCGGCGCGCTCGTCGTTGGCGCCGACCAGATAGACACGCCGCGGACCACTCGGTCCCGGCATGAACAATTCACCGGACCCGCCCACGTAGCGGCAACGTTTCCTGCCGAGGATCTCTATGAGCGGGTCAACGATGTTGCGCTTCAGGGTGCGCTCCGTCTTGCCCGCCATCAGCAGGTTCCCGGGCAGCGCGTGCCGCACGAAGTCGATCCAGGCGATGTCTGCGGCGATCGACTTTCCTGAGCGCACGGACCCGTCCATCATCACCATACGGTTCTGCTCGAGAGCCGCCCAGGCTGCCTGCTGCTTCGGAGTGAGCGAAGTGAGGATCATTCGGACTTCTTCAGCGATGCCAGGTAGTCGTCGATCGCCGACCCGGACTCGGCGGCGATGTCGTGCGCGTCCATCTCCATGAGCGTCTTCGTGTAGTCACGTACGGTCGCCATCGTGATTGCCGGCGCCACCTCGTCGGCTTCCAGCTGCAGCTTGAACTTCTCGCCCGCCAGGTCGCGCAGTTCGGCAAGGCGATCGCGTGCCTTCATACGGACCTGGGGAGCAGCACCGCCATGAAAGCGGCAGACGAACCCGCCCGGGATGGCCGGCTGCCGACATCGCATACCCGTGCTTTTCGCCTTCGCAGTGCAGCGGTTCTCCATGAGGTCGACGCTCGCCTAGGGGTCAGGGCTTCCTACCTAGGCGCGAAACGTACTCCCAAGCAGCCGCAGCGCCCGCCGATAGCGGTTCACGATGGGCGTGCAGGTGACGCCCTCTAAGGCCGCGATCTTGCGCCACGAGAGGCCGCCGCACAGGCGCATCTCGAGTACGGCGCACTGCTTGACGGAGAGTACGGAGAGGTCGAATGAAGGGAACTGTTCGGCGAGACAGTCGGGGACGCTACTGCTGGTCCTGGCACTCCCGGCAGAGGACGAGTTTCTCGCCGACCGTGACGTCGAACCGCTGCGTGAGCCCGTGGACGGCGGAGTCGACCTTGACGTCGTTGGTCTCGGTGAGGATGACGCAGTCGTCGGGGAAGACGTCACGGCCGCAGACCGCGCAGATGTGAGGCGGCGTCAGGAACCTCAGCGACATGCTCATGGCTGCATCGTACCATCATGGGTTCCCATGAATGGCGTGCGCCTGCTCGAACTTGTGCGCCTCGCAAAGGTCCGAATGGTTGTAGGCGGACAGCCGCGCTCCGCATCCCTCATGGGAGCATCTCCTGTAGAACGTTGTCTTAGCGTCCCAGTGAGCCGTGCTCTCGCGGATCATCTGTCTCTCCGAGGGCAGAAGCCGAACGCCGCTGGAGGACAAGCATCTCAGGCAGAGGCCGGACCAGTCTGCTGCCGAGGAGCAAGTCTCAACATGGCGACCACATTTCACGCAGTAGATATAGCGGTAGTCGTCGGGGCGCTCGAGTTCATCTTCCCAGCAGGTCCTCCCGACAGACCCGATGACGGACAGCCCAGCCGTATCCCATCTCTGCGTACCTGAGAGGCGATAGCGATTCGCGGACCCCTGCGGGGAGATGTGCCCTCGCTGCGCTCGCAGCCCGACAGCTATGGGAAAGCGTCTCATCGCCGCGAACGCTACCCCGCCCAAGTGTTGCAGGTCGGAGGATGTTGCGGAGAGTGTACCTCAGCCATAGACGTGCTTCTGCGCCCGCCGGCAGCCGTTCACGATGTCGATGAACTGCTGCACGTCGTCGACCACGAAGACGTGGACGCCCTGGGCCGCCGCCTTCTCGATGAACGCCTGCTGACCGATACTCAAGCAGCCGTGCCCTTCGCCGGGCCGGTGGGCGCGCTTGGTCTCGATCCACACCGTCTTGCCGGCGCAGTTCACGGCGAGGTCCGGGACGCCGACCGTGGTGCCACTGCCCTTGGCGCGGCGCTGTCCGATCTCGACAAGGTGGCAGTTCATGGCCTTGGCGACGACGCGGATCTCGTCCACGAGGGCGGATTCGGGGCCGGTCATGGCCTGTCCTCGCGCCCGGCCCAGCGGGACGGTGTGAGCCGACACATCTTGTGCATCGGCCCTTCCAGCTTCTCGCCGTGCGCTCCTGCCTTGCACTCAGCCATCCAGACGTGAGACGGCGCGAAGTGACGAGCGCCCATCCGCTCGCAGTTCCCGCAGCACCGCAGCCGCCCCACCTCAGCCTTGAGTCCGATGTTCTCGTGGTCAGCGTCCCGCAGCTGGATGTCCAGTGCAGTAACGCGGGCCTCGGCCTGCACCGCCCTCAGCTTCTCTGCCTCGCGGCGCTCAACCTGCCTTTGTAGCTCGGCCTCCAGCGCGGCGATACGGGCAAGCAGGTCGCCGTGTTCGATGTCGCTCTGCGTCGGGAAATCGTGCTGCTGCTGACTGGGACGGCAGCCGAAGTGGAACGCCTGACCGTTCTCGACGAACGAGGTTCCGCCGATGATGCCGTGGCATCCAGCGCAGAGGGCGGCGTTGCTACTCATCCCCGGCCTCCTCTCGGGCGGCCTAGCACGGCGTCCATCATCTTGCCGAATGCCTTGCCGTTCTCTCGCTGGTACAGGTCGTATCCGGACTTCTCGTAGATGGCGACCTGACGGCGCAGTTCCTTCCACGCTGCGTTGAGCCGCTCCACCGCGGCCTCGGCCTCTATCGCTCGTTGCTTGGCCTTCTCTTCTGCGTCGATGTAGTCGCCGATGATGCGCGCCAACTCCGCAACGCGGGCCTCGGCGGCTTCGGCTCTGAGCTTCCAGTCTGCATGGCGCTCCATTATCTTCATGGAGTCGAGCTTCTTCTCGGCGCGGTCGCGCTGCTTGAGTGCCTTGTGGGCGCACTCCGTCTGCTGTAGTGCCTCGGCTTCGAGCGCGGCGACTTTGGCCTCCATCTGACTGACCAGCAGCGCTTCTGCCTTCACTGCAGCGGTCTCCCAATCGACGTAGTGCTGTCGGTACGTGGCCCGCGCCTCCGCAAGCTCGGCCTCCAGCGCGGCGATGCGGTTCTCTGCTGCCTCGAAGACATAGTGCAGGCTGAGAGTGGCTGACGGCACATGGTCGTGTATCCACTGGTCGCGAAGTTCCTCGAAGCTACTCATCCCCGGCCTCCTCTCGCTGCTTGTCGTGCATCCTGAGGACTGGTGCGGTGATAAGTCCCCGCAGTCGCTCCACCTCGGCCTCGGCCTCCATCAGCCGTTGCTCGGCGGCGTCCTTGTCGTGGTAGCACATCGCAAGGTCGGCCTCGGCGGCTTCGGCGCGCTGCATCCACTTGTCGCAGTCTTCGTAGTCGCGGTCTATCCACTTCTCCACCATCTGCGCCAACTCCAGCAGGGCGGCGTCGGCACGGGCAACGACATTCGTCAGCGGTACTCGGCCCTCGCGGTACATCTTTGTGGCACTCAGGTACGCGGTCGTCTTCGGGCAGTCCCCGAGCTTGGCTATCAGGGATGAGAGGGTGTCAGGCATCCTTCTCCTCCTCACGGTCGCGCCCGGCCCAGCGGGACGGGGTCTTGGTGGCCCTCTGGGCCGCCGCCAGGACTCCGTTCGGCGCGGCGGGCTTCCCGTCCGCCAGGGTCTTCGGGGCTCGGGTGCTACCGGGCTTGCCCTTCGCCGCCAGGATCTCCGCCTTGCGGGCCTTGCTGCACTCGCGGCACCAGGTATCGAGCCCGTCCGCGTTCTTCGAGACCTTGGTGAAGTGATCCAGAGTCTTTGCCTCCCCGCAAACCTTGCAGGTCTTCGTCTTGCCGGCCATCTTGCGCCTCCCTCGTGGCGGTTTGGCCGGAAACCGTCTGAGAGCCCAGTATAGACCCGTGTACACTGACCTATCCACCCCTATATACGGCAGGGAGGCCGGAAACCTTTACCTAGATGGGAAGTTGAGGGCCGCGAACTCCCCGAACCGGGTCTTGTCGCCCACGGCGGTCTCCCAACGTTCCGTCGAGCCGGGATAGACCACGGCGACTGAGGCATCTCGCGGAGGCAGCGGGTCCGGAGCCTCCTCCACGATCTCGGCGTCCTCCGGCTCCGCGAAGTCTCCGGCGGCCGGGTAGACCTCCTCGGGCTCAACCGAAGCGACAGCCGCCTCTACGACCTCCTCCGAGGTCTCCGCCGGGTACAGGGGGCAGACGGTCTCTCCGTGGACCACGATGACCGGATCATCGACGTTGAACTCGCACACGAAGTTGCCGGCCAGGTCTCCGGATCCCGGGACCGCGAAGTGCGTACACTGAGCCCCGATACAGGTCTCCTCGTATTCGAGTGGACCCTCCTCCGGGGCCTCCGCCTCCGCCCACTCCCGGTCTACGCTGTCGCCCTTGAGCCGGGTGTGCCGGCTCACGAGCGTGATGTCGAACGGGCCGGCCCCGAGGCCGTGGATCTCGGCCAGGACCTTCGGGACGTCTCCGACCTTGAACTTGAGATCTCCGCTGAAGTCCGCCCCGATGGAGCTACACCCGGCGAAGCTCCCCGTGAACGTCATGCTCGGCAGTTCGATTGGCTCGCTACCCATCTCAACTCCTCCTTCGTCAGTCATCCGTTCCCTCCCAACCCTTCGGGAGGTCTTCGTCCTCCTCAGGACCTACGCCTCCCGGCGGTACTGGCGGGGTCGGCTTCCCCGCCGCCCTGCCCATCGCGAACACGGCCAGCAGGCCGGCCGCGAATACGACCAAGACCACGACCGCCAGGACCGCCCACGCAATCACGGGGTCTCCGTGAGTTGCCGGCGGAGGTTCGCGAGCCACTCCTCGAAAGTGTGTTCGTCGTAGCCGTGGGCGTGGAGGAGGTTGGTCACCATCACGTCGGCCTTTTGATGTGGTGCTTGGTCAGGTACTCCTCGCGCTCGTTCCGGAGGTAGGTCGGGATGAGCGGGGCGGAGCCGCCTTTCGGGCATACGCGGTGACGGAGCCCGAGCCTCTCGTGGTAGACCGCGGACCGCTCCGACTCCCCGGACCGCTCCGCCAGGGAGATCGCCATATCGCACTTCCAGCAGAACACCCAGTCGCTTCGGATGTGTCCGTAGACGTCCGCCAAGGTCGGGGCGTCCGGGTCTACCTCGCCGGCTAACTGCGGGATCTCCGCCTCCAGGGCTTCGGTCACCGCCCGGTAGGCATCCCGGATCTCCGCCATCGAGGGCCGCCACTTGAGCCGGCCCTTGAGGTCGTCTACCGCCTCCCGCATCACGTCGTAGTCGTAGCCCAACAGGAAGTCCAGCCACTCGTTTCGGGCCTCCTTGGAGTGGTCCGCCTTGAGGGTCCAGATCCCGTCCAGCTTCCGCATCACGTTGTCGGCCTGGTGGAGGTTCACATCGGGCCGGCGTAGCCGCCGGGGGCTCCGCTCGGGATCTCCGGGGCCGACCCTCCGCCTCCGCCGCCTACGAAGACGATGCCGGCCCCGCCGGAGCCGCCCGCGCCGCCGCCCTTGGCGTAGCCGAACTGGATGATGTGTTCAAGCTCCTCGATGTAGGTCCGTTGGGCCGCGAGAAGCTGGTCCAGGCGGTCTTGCTTCCTGATGAGCCGGTCCCGGTCGCGGCCGTCGGAGTCCGCCTCCCTCTCACGGATCCGCAGCAGGCGTTCGAGCTTTCGTTTCTTCATCTCACGTCCTCCTCGTAGATTCGGCAGGCCGGCCACTTCATTCTGTGGTCCGTCCCCTGGCCGCGGGAGATCCCGCGGCGTTCGCACTTCCAGTAGGTCCGTTGGTACCCTCCCGGCCCGGGTACCATACGCCGGCAAGTCTTGCAGGTCTTCCCCTCAGGTCCCGGACCGTGCCGGCGGACCATCGGGTTCGGGGAGTAGTTGTTGGCAATGTCCCCGATGGGGAGGATGAGGTCCTCGCTCACGAAGCCGGCTCCCACTCTAGGCCCCGCTCCGCCGCGAACTCCTGCATGAATCGGTCGTGTTCGGCTTGCGCCCGTTCCTGTCTCCCGTTGCCGTCCGCCGGGCACCAGGTAGTCGGCGGACCGTCCATCCAGTCCTCCCAGAGCTCACCGTTGAGAAACGGGAGCGGACCCGGAACGAATCGCCGCTCCTCCGGCCCAAGACCCTGACGCCAGAGAGCGTCCATCACGCCCGAGATCATCGTCGCCTTCTCGCGCTTTACCCGGGGGAGCAGAGCCCACTTTCGCTGCGCCTTGACCTTCTTCTCCTTCTTGATCTGGAGTGCCCAGAAGTCCTCAAAGGGGAAGGGGTCTACCGGCTCGACCTCTACGAGGACCAGTTCGGACCCGGATCGGTCCGTCCGGTCCAGGTCCGCCGGACCGTTCGGACCGTCTAGGTGGTCCGGATCCGGTCCAGATGGTCCGTTTTGGTGGTCCGAACGCACGTCCGAGCGATCTTCCTCGGACAAGAGTTCTATGCCCTGCGGAAGGGAACGGAGCGGAGCGGAGCGGAGCGGAGCGGAGCGGGGAGTGGTTTCCGGCCTAGAATCCTGTCGGTACGGAGCTAGTACAGATTCGGTACTCCCCTCCGGCCGGTCTGGCACCAGGTCCGTAAGGACGATATATGTGCATCTCGCCCACCGTTTCCCGTCCTTCCCGGTCCCCTCCAGGGCGTCCACGCGGAGCCACGGCGGAGTGGGTAGGCCGGGAGGCTGAGGGTTGCGCGGATGTTCGTGTTCGTGGAACGTCCGGAGGTAGAGGTACCGCTTGCCCTCCGCCTCGTAGGGGATCAGCTTGCCGGCGTCGATGTACTCCTGCCGCCAGCGGTCCAGGAGGTCGATGGTTATGTCCCCGTCCAGGGGCGAGGGCCACAGACTCATCTTCCAGTCGAAAGTGTCGTCCTCCAGGCACCCGGAGTCTTCCGCTAGAGCCCAGAGTCCGGAGTAGGTAGTCCGCTTGTCGCGGTTCCAGCGAAGGAGTTCGCCGTCCGAGAAGTAGTCGGCCTTGCGGATCCGGTTGTGTAGCCGGGTCATGGTGAGGGTGGAGCGGGAATGGTATGCTTCACGTCGACCTCCCTCGTAGGTCCATGGGCCGGGCCGCCTCGCAGCGGTGCCGGCCCTCTATCTGTCCGCCGTAGCC